GTCGAACACGCCACCCGCGTTGGGCATACCGTCGTCGACGACCACCGTGCGGCCCAGGAAGGTCGCGATGGACGCGGCCGCCGGGTTGATCGCATCGGGGATGAAGTCGATCAGGTTGTTCTTCAGCGCGCGGCTGTAAACGACCGAGTGCATCATGACGAGCGTCAGCTCCTCCATGCTGTCACCCATCGTGGTCGTCGCGTCGATGAAGCCCTCGGCGGAGAAGTTCGTCACGCCGTCCGAGAACGCGCCGCCCGAGATGTCGTGCGTCATATCGTTCTGCGTATGCGTGTCGGTTCCGCTGGGAGCCGCAGCGTTGTCCGCGAAGACACCGTTGATCGTTGCGACGAACGCGAGCTGCTGGCGACGCACCCAATAGTCCGCAACGCGGTTGGAGATGGCGTCCATCGGATCTTCACCCACCAGATCGGCGGTGAGGTCCATGCTGGCCCACGAGTTGTTGCGCGACAGGCGGACCTGGATCTCGGTCGCGGTGCCGATCTTGTTCGGCGTCGACAGCTGAGCCGGATCGTCCGTGGAGACGTTCTCGGCGTCGTCATCGAGGTCCTTGAAGGACGGCTCGTTGAAGGTCAGACCGCCACCGGCAAGGTTGGCGCTGAGCACGGGGTCCGCTGCAAGGGCACCGGAGCGAATCAGCTTCGACTTCTGCTGCGTCAGCTGCTGGACGTAGGGGGAAAACTTGGTCGGAACGACGACGTCCGACACGCGAGTGACTCCGGCTGCCATGGGGCAAACTCCTGTTGGATTGGAAGGTTGACCCCGCCCCATGGGCCCGGATCGGATAGCTGGCACATTGCCCCGCTGGAGTGCATCAGTAACATGCACCAGCTACCCGAGTCAAGGATTATTTTTTGGCCGGCTTTGTCATCGCGCTCTCGGCATCCTTGTGACCGGCTGCCTTGGCAAGACGATCGGCACGCGCGATGTCGGTCTGCATCATCTGACCCTGCTTCGTGATGTTCCAGCCGTCGTGGCTGAACGGGTTCACTTCCGCACCCCCGCCACCGCCACGGTTGCCGTTGGCGCCACCGCCGCCGCTCTGACCGAACCAATGCGGCTTCTTGGTCTGCAGATCGGACAGCCAGTCCTTCGGCTCAAGGCCTTGGGTGACGGATACGCCCTCCTTGACCACAGCCTTGCCGGTGCCTTCCTCGAGGACGAACAAACGCTCACCGGCGTTGATTGCGTCTTCCATGGCCTCGTCGATGACGCCCGCCTTCTTGGCCGCCTGCTGGATCTGGTCGTGGATGGTGCGCGTCGATTCCCGCGTCTTGAAGGTTTCGATCTCGCCCGTGAGGACGCCGACCTGCTGTTTGAAGCCGTCGCGCTCGCGCTCGATCGGTGCAACGATGGCACGGGCACGAAGCTCAGCCATCTCCTTCAGCTTGTCCTCGTCCAGCTTGCCGGCAGCGGCAGCTTCGAGAACGGGGATGCGGTCCAGCATCGGAATGATATCTTCCACCTTGCGGTCGCCGAGCAGCGCCAACTTGGCCTTGAAGCCAGCCGCTTCGGTGCGCGCTGCGGTAAGGCTGGTCGTCACGCGGTCGATGTCCGCCTGCGTTTTCATGCCCTCGACCTGGATGTGGAACTTCCCATCCTTCTCGGTGTATTCCTGCGCCACTTCCGGGGCCAGGCCCTCGAGCGACTCGAGCATCATCTTGAACGCCATTTCTCTTTCCTTCTATTGTGCCCGTGGGCGTTGGTGATTAGTTCTCCGGGCCGGTCTGCGGCGCGGGGTTGGACGGGTCCTTCGGAAGCGGTGCGCCCCCGGGACCAGCGCCACGGGGGTTGGCGGCTGCGATGGCTTTGTCGCTGTCGAGCTTCGCCTGGATGTTGGGATCGACCGCCAGCGGGGGTTCCGCCTCGATCTCCGCCTTCTCCGTCTCGTAGTCCATATTCGTGAGGTTGCCCTGCACGGCCAGCCGGTGGATGGACTTCATGGACAGCGGCGCACCGTTGCGCTTGGCGGTCATCAGGTTGCCCAGATCCTGACCGGCCATCTGGTAGTCCGCGAACTCGAGGTTCGGTGTCACCTTCACCTTGTCCGGGTCCGCCTTCATCCAGCGGGCGCAGTCCTTCAGGAGCAGCTCCAGCGCGAGCGCAGCGGTTTTGGCGATCTGGTTGAGGGTGGCTGTCTGCGCACCGACACGGGTCTTGAGTGCTGCACCCGACTCCTTGTCGCCCTGACTCGCGTCGATCAGCTGTCCACTGCGGGCTTCGCACCGCTTGCGGTCGTTCTCCAGTGCGGTGCGCTGCTCAGGCAGGCCCTGACTGTTGACGCCGACATACTTCGCGTCACCCTGTAGCTCCAGGTCGATGCGGGCACCCGCACCCGTGCGCAGCGGTTCCTCCACCGTCGTCTCGCCTGGCAAGGTGTTCGTCTGCCGTGCGCCGATAACGACGAGGGTGTCTTGCCCCTGCATGAACAGGTTCTGACGGTAGTCCGCTTCGCCACGGTAGATCGTAAAGCACGACCGGCACAGGCTCATCAGCGGGGGTTCGTCGGGCTCGGGGGAGATGTCCTTCGTGTTGATGAACTTGAAGGGGATCGCTGACAGGGTGTTGCCCCGGAGCGAGGGAACCGTCATCTCCGCTTCCGCGTAGTCTGGCACGCCCGACGCGCTGCTGAACAGACCCGTCTTGTAATCCGCAGCGCCGTTCGCTTCGTTCTCGTCCAGGCTGCCCAGCTGAAGGACGCGGAACCGCTGCTCGGTCTTCCAGTCGAACCCGTTCTGCCGCTTCATCCCCGACTCGTCGAGCACGACAAGGTTGAGGGCGTCTCGCGTATCCTCTTCCGTCGTATCGTCCCAATTGCGGATCGCCTCCGCAACGTAAAGCGCAATGAACGGAAGCGGGTTCAGCGGATCAGGCTTCTCCGGAAGATCCAGAAGGATGCCGACGCGGCCTGTGGTCAGCTGCTCAAGGTTGATCCGCTGCAACAGGATCTCCAGCGGCTCGCCAAGGGGTGTGGCGTTCGACCGAAGGGGTTCCATCTCTTCCGGCAGCTCAATGACCGGGGATTTGTTGTGCAGCGCGCCCATGAAGTATTCCAGGGCGTCCTTGACATACTCGGGGAACACGGCCCGCAGCTTATAGGCCTCGTAGGCCGCTTCGCCCATGTTGCGATACTTGCCGAACACCCCGTAGCCGAGGCCTGCGGTGCCTGCACCGTTGTTCGCAGCGGGGTTATTCTGCACCCCCGTGAACCCGTTGAGCCCGTCGAGCAGCATTCCGCTTGTCGGTGGAAGGTATTTCTGACCCTTCGACTTGACCTGCCGCTCACCCTTCGCAGAGTCGCGGAGCTGTTCCCAGTCCTCGGCGTGCTCGGTGTATTGCGGGTGAACTGAATCAAGTGCCATAGTAATCCCCTTGGCGTATGTCCCGGCATAGGTAACACTGCGCCGGGCAGGGCGCAAGCGTCAAAAGTGGCCGCTCGTTTTACCAGCCTTCGCGAGCGACTCACCGACCGGCCAATGCACATCCGTGAAGTAACCGATCGCGGTTGTGATATGCTGGTATTGATTCTTCTGGTCCTCTTGGAAGGTCGACCCTTCCTGAAGCTGCACCGTTGCCAGGCCTTTGTGGCACCACGGAGCAGTCTGAGGATTCACGAAGAGCGTCGTGTGCCCAGACGCGCTGAGGATCTTGGCACGAACCGCGTTCTGTCGATCCCGTATCGAAGGATGCGAAGGGCGAACGCGGCGGCGATACTTCCATCCATGCTCGCGGAGGACAGCTTCGATCTCCGTGTAGTCTGACTTGTGGCCATGCTTCTCTCCTGCTCGCCCAGCGGGGTCACCGTAGATGTTCACTAGCTTGTTCTTGTGGTTCTTGAACTTGTCCACAAACTCATCCGCAGACTGACGGGAGACCGCGCTCTCAAGAACGATCTCGTCGACGATGTAAGGCACGCCCATCTTGACCACAGCAATGGCGCTGCTCAGCGGCGTGTAGTTCTGATCGTGCATCCAGAACAGTTCGTCGGTGTCCTGGATGGTGTAGGCAGTATTGTTCCGCCCGCCAATGCGACCATCGTAATCCTCGTAGATACGACCGCTCGCAGTTTCGAAGCTGGCTTCATACTCTTGAAGGTATTGGCGGCGCGACATGGTGCGCTTGGCAGACTCAATGATGTCCGCTGGCAGGATCTCGCTTGACTTCCAGTGGAACAACCCGTAGTCGGGGTCCCCGCTGTTGGCAGCATATTCAGCCATGTCGTAGTAATGGTTCAGACCGTCTGGCACACCGATGAACCAGCACCACGCCCGATAGTCGGGGCGGAGCGGATTCATGGTGTTGAGCGCCGGCATGATGTTGGCCTCAAGGGCCTCGCTCTTGATGTCCGCGATCTCGTCGATGACACCGCCCGTCCAGTTGATACCCTCAATTCGTTGAGGCTGGTCGAGCCCGAGCACATGGATCTCGGTGCCGTTTGGCAAGTAGATGATGAGTGCCGATTCGGACGGCTTCTTCAGGTGCGTGACGGAACAGGTGAGAGCCTTGAGGTCGTCCCACCAGATCTTCTTCGCCTGATTGTATGTCGGCGCCGCTGCGAAGTATTTCTCGTTCGGGTTCAGCATCGCCTGCTTGGCGAGGAACCGCTTCGCGCGTTCCGTCTTACCGGAGCGTCGGCCTGCGGGCACAATGGGGAAGCGGATCCCCCGCCCAACCGCCCCTAGCAGGGACAGCTGAACGGGGTGATCAATGAGCTTATACCATCGCGCCTGTTGCCGCTCGAGTAGGAGCAGACTCATTGCGCAGCGTTCTGAGCGAACTCCCGCAGGGCGTCAACCAGCTGAGCCTGGCGCGCGTCGTCACCGTCCTCGTTCCGCTTGATGTAACCCTGCGCCTCCATGTAGAGCTTGGAGGCGGTTGCCCGAGACGAGGCAGTTCCGTTGAAGCAGAGCCAGCGGAGGTTGGCAAGCATCTCCGCCTTGTCGCTCTCGCTCGGATTCGTTGCCTGCGCTTGAAGCCATGCCAGCTTGCGCAGCACATAACCGTCCGACATGAAGATCTTCGCTTGGTCGGGCGCGAACGCTGCTAGGAAACCCATCCGGATGCACGCGCGATAGGGATCGTTGTCCTTGACGTATTCCGTCACGAACATATCCCGGACCGCAACCTCCTTCTCGGTGAGGGCGGGCGGTTCCATCTTCTGTGGATCTAGAGTGGGACCGGCGGTCATAAGGTTCAGTGCTCCGTAATCGAACTACCCTCTGCCGTTAAGCATAGGCAAGGATGTCGAGATCGGCAAGCCTGATTATTTAGCTGGCCTTATCAAGACGTTTAACAAGATCCTCCAGCGTGTCCGCTAGTTCGTCTTCAGCACGGCAGCGCCGCTCCATGGTGTCTCGCAGAAGCATGATCTGGTCCCGGAGGTCGCGGACGGCTTGGGTGTTGTCCCGGAGCGAAGCGTTGTCCTGTAGAACCGCGCCAGCAATCTGATAGCTGGTGGACGGCTCAGGTGTGTTCTCACGCGACTTCTTCTTTCCCTGGAACCATCCCCACACCGTTGTTACGATGGTGGCGATGAACACTCCAACCGCCGACGCGACCAGCTTCCAATCAATTTCCGCTGCGGCGACGGGCAAGGGTTGTGACATTACTCGTGTCTCCAAGGCCACGCTTCGCCAGCTCATCGGCCAGCTTTCGGTTGAACGAGGCCTCAGCCGCATCCGATGCCGCTCGGAACGCGGAGTAAGCACCAGCGAGCATCAGAATCGGATACACAGCAAGTCCGGTGTTCGATCCTGCCATCCAGATGCCTGCGCTCACAAAGAACCAGGCCCCGACGGATAGGATAGAGGTAGCAGCACGGAGCCAAGGTGTCAAGCCCCAGCGTCCGTTAACGAACAAAGAAAACAGTTGCACGAGTGCAACAGTTGTGGCGCTGAACCCCCAAGCCTCTTGAGGCATGATACGGAGCAGACCTTGATAAAGGACTACCCGATCATCTGCCGTGAACAGCCCGGGGTGAAGCGACACATAGCCGCCCCACGTGAACAGGGTTAGGGAGTTGAACCATTCGAGTGACCGAACGGCGAAGTGCTTGCGAAGTTGGATCCACATGGAAGTCTCCTGTGTGGTCACGGCGAGCAATAACCCGTCGGGACCTTCATACCGAGTTCCACCGCCCATTGGCAAACTCGTCGGTTCTGTGCCCACCCCTTGCGACCCCAAATCAAGATCTTGTCGTTCCATTCTTTTTCCGCCTTCGCCCCCGCCTCACCCGGCTCGAGGGCCGCGATCGGATATTCTGGTTCCTTGCTCTGCGCCAGATCAGCGGCAGGCGGGAACTTTACTAATGTCTCGACCCTGCTGGCGCAGGATGACACAGCCGCGCTTGATGCGAACAGCATCAACACTGCCAGCTTCCGATTGAACATCTTCAAGCTCCCTCTGTTGCTGCTCCAGCTTGGTGGCAGCCTCCACCCGCGCCGCGGACGCATTCTCATTCGCATCGTTGATCTTGACCTGCACTTCGTTCTCGCGCTGCACTTGCTTCGCGACCTCACCCGTCTTCCCGGCGCTCTTGCCTTCGAAGTAAACGTAGGCGAGGATGCCAATGATGACCACACCAGCCAGCAGCGCGGGCCACCACTTCGTGAGGAACATGCGGACGCCGAACGGAATGCTAAACATCAGTTTCCATCCCTTCTGTGCCAGGCTTGCCAGCTTTGACTTCAGCCGCTGCATCCACTGCCGCACCTGCAACGGCGTCGGCAGCCGCTCCGGCGCTAGTCCCTGCTCCACCTGAGTTTGGAATAGAGTCTGCTGCGGCTTTGGTTGCTTCGCTTGCTGCTCGGTTGGCACGGAATGCTTCTCCAGTGTTCTGCGTGGCAATCTCGTCACGGACATCGCTGCGGAACAGCGCCTGCCCGATGGCACCGATAACCGGACCAAGGATCAGCATCGCGTCTTTGATGAGGGCGAGGTTGTCGGCTGGGATACCCTTGGCCGACATGAAGCGCCAGATCAGCGCATAGTATCCAAAGAAGAACAGGACGCCAACGAGCATCCGGGTGTCACGAGGGCGCGGCGGGGAGATCTTGTGCATCTCCACACGGCGTTGCCCTACGCGATCCAGATAGTCGAGTAGCTTCATGCTTCCTTCGTGCTTACCTTGCCCGCGGGGAGCGTCGGCAGATAGGGGGTGGACGGAACCGGCACGCCCTGCGGCCAGCGGATGTCGTCGACGTCCGTCTTGCGGATGTCAATGATGCACACCATGTCGGACTGATTCCCGCCGAGCGCCTTGTAGAACATCTTGTCGGGCGTCTGCCCCACAATGATGAACACATGGTTCCCGCCCTTGCGCGCCTTGACGCCGATGGCGCCTAGCTGGGCTGCGCACGCTGTCCCATAGGTTGCGAAGCTGGCAGCGCGGGGGAACTCCTTCGGGTAAGGAAGCCCTGCGGCATCCAGCGCCCACGCCATGAAGTTACCGCACCACGGCGTCTCGTCGTCGTTGAACCATTTGGCGCCAAGGCGCTGCCAGTTCGAGACGATCCACGGGTTGTTCTTGGAGCCCGGGATCTCCTTCTCGCCGATCTTGGTCCGCGCTTGTGCAACCCATGGCGGGTCCAGCGCGGGAGCAACAGCGGGGTCGCTGATCACCTTGCGGCGGTCGTCCCATAGCTGCCCAAGCGAGTTGATCAGGGGCACGTCCGTCGCCGCGAGCTTGCCGTCGGGGGCAATGGGTCGAAGTGCTGCTGCGATTTTGTCGGCGGAGGTTGCCATTGGATGCTCCTGTCTGATGCAGTGCAGTAGCAAGATGGCGATTAGGTCCGCAAGCGATACCGTGCTATGGGCCGTTTTAAGCCGCTACAGGGGGTTAAACGCTGCCACCCCGGCAACGGTTGCCCCTAGCGCGCGATCGCTGCGCACGGGGCCCCGCTACCCGGCTGCGCACTAAATCTCAATGCAGTGCAGCTCGCGCTTGGCCCGGGTGGCTGCAACGTAGCACAAGTTAATCTCTTCCACCCGCTGATGATCCCGGCGTGCCCACTGCGCAGGACACTCGTTACGGTTCAGCCAGAACACCCGCTCAGCTTCCAAACCCTTGGACTTGTGGATCGTGCAGAGCTTGACGCACTTCTCCTTGTCCTTGAAGAGGTAGTCGATCCCCGCCTTGAGCGAAGCGATGTCACGCCGGTCCTCTTTCAGACCGTCAATCAGGAACAGGATGGCGCCCACCTTGTCGGTGATCGCTTCCATCTTCGCTTCGTCGTCTTCCTTGCGAGCCTTCTCCACCTCGCGCATCATATACGACTGGAGCTTCTCGGTGAGCTGGTCCAGCGTGCGAGCGTTCATCTTGTCGATGAGCGACTTCAGACCGTCACCGATCTCCTTGCCCAGCACCTGAACCGGGATGTTGTTCCGGATGCAACGGAACGCCAGCTGGAGCAGCGGCGCCGACTTGCGACACACGACCAAGTCGTTGGGCAGGAACATATCCACATCCCATTCGCGCTCGTGGTGCTTCACAACACCATCGGGCGCACCTTCGCGCGCTTGGATGTGGCTCACCCACTGCTGCGCATACTTGACCACACTGGTCGGGCAGCGGTAGCTGATGCTCAACGGCAGGGTGATCGCACCGAACTCCCGAGCGATGTTTCCCAGCGACTCAGCGTCCGCCCCGCGGAACCCGTAGATCGCTTGTGCAGGATCGCCGACCGCAATCATGCGGGAGTCGGGGCGCATAATCTTCCGAAGGATTTCACGCTGGATCATATTCGTGTCCTGCGCTTCGTCAACGAAGATGAAGTCGAACTTGGGGAGCGAGATGTTGTCCCGCACCGCCCAGTAGAGCATGTCGTCGAAGTCCACCATGTCGCTGGCGTTGGACCATGCGAGCAGCTCCTGGGCGTATTCGAACGCGCGGGTGAGGTCAGCGTCGTCGCTCTCAGGCTCGATGTCGTGATGGTCTGCAATGGCGCGATATGTGTCAATGACGTCTGCGGTGAGGAAGCCCACACCCTGCTGGCGTGCAAGACCGACCAGCTTCTGGGCGAACGCTGCATAGAGCTTGAAGTCGTAGGAAGACATATTCTCGCGGCAGAGCTTCCGCAGCTTGTCCATCGTGGGACCAGTGGCGCCCTTGGCACGCATAACGGGACCGAACACCAGCGAATGGAAGGTGCGTGCATTGACGCCCTTGGTCTTCAGCTCGTCAGCGATCGCTTTGTTGAATGCAAGGAAGATGGACGATCCGCGGACCTTCTTCATTCCCTCGATGATCGTGGTGGACTTGCCGCTACCCGCGACCGCTTCCACAATGGCGTTGCCGGTGCCGCTTTCAATGAAGGCGAAGATGGAAGTCTGGAAGCTGCTCCAGCGCGTAGTCGTGTCCACCTCGTTGAGGATGTCACCGAACCCTTCGTGGGGTTTGATGTTGGACAGGTTCAAGTTCATCTCAGCCATTGCGTGTCTCCTTGCTCTATGCACAGGCTATAAGGCAGCCCGCGCATAGACGCAAGCAGAAAAGGTCGAGCGGACTTAATCGTCCGTGACGTTTAGGCTGATCTCGTTTATCTCCCGCTGGCACATGCCAACGGTGAGCCCCGCGTCGAGGATGCCGTCCAGTGCAGAGTGGAGCGTGAGCCGCTCCTGCTCCATCTGTTTGGCATCGTTCGCCATGACCGCTACATTGTAGAGGGTCATATGCGCCTGATAGCGATGCGAGTCCCGTTCAGCAAGATTGGCAGCTTCGCCCATCTTCTTCTGGAGCTCCCGCACACGCGGCATTGCCTCGCTCAGTCTCATTTGCGCTTTCCTTCCCAGCGTTCGCGCGCACGGCGCTGTTGACGCGACTCCGCGAACCGCCAGTAGGGCTCGATGGACGTTGCGAGGTGCGACGTGCGGGCTGTGGTCATATACTCCAGCTTGTCGGCGTCGTAGAACTGGATGTCGTTGCGCTCCTTCCCATCGATACGGAGACCGACGCGCACATACGACGGATGGAAGTCGGGAGAGTTCGGCTCAAGCGACAACCGGCGGGGGAGTGTGGGATCAATGACCACAGCCTCGGGCAGCGTCTCATCCATCGGTGAGGTCCGGGAGGATCTCGGTTTCAATGATCAGACGCAGACCGCGCTGGTCCTTCTGGCCCTTGATCGCCTTGATGTGGTAGACCGGACCGTGCTCGCCGATGCGAACCTTGATCTCCGTTTCCGGGACCGCCCCCGCGTTGAGCACTGCACCCCTGATCGTATCGATCAGGATGCCTGCGTTCATCGTGCCGTATTCAGTCTTCACGTCTCTGAACTCCTATGGTATGTGTCCTGAAGCTCGATAGGCCAACCTGACCCCTTCAATTGGGTCTCATGACGCACCTTGCCCCGAATCCACAAGCTATAGGAGGGCCGCTCCTTTAGCAAGCGGTTTATGCGGTGGATGTCCGAGTGACGGACGATGCCGATCTTACCCGGCCACCAGCGACGGTGAGTGCCGTCAAACATCTCTTCGACGTAACCGCCCCACAGGATGATCCTGATGGCACGCGCGGGGTGGCTATGGAAGCACTCCCGCGGATCGGGATAGACGATCTTGTGCAGATCGATACGTCGACCGAACAGGTGGATCAGGTTCTTGATGAACAGGACAGGCAACCCGTCCCGCTCGCTGTTGACCGTCTTATTCCAGAACGGTGTCTTCTCGAAATGCTTCGCCTCCATTATACGCGGGCCTCCCAGCCGTTGAGCAGTTGGCCGCGCACCCATACGCGGAACCAAGTTTTGAACGTGTCCTCGTTGAACTCCACCCGTGCGCGCACGCTGGTCCAGCCTCCCCTGTCGGCGGGGGCATGGAGGAACCCTAGCGTAATGAAGCGCCAGGGCTTATTGTTCTGTTTGAAGATAAGGACCGGAAGCTCGTTGTTACGCGCTGCCGCTGCCTCACACTGCGCCCACCATGTATTGATGGCAAGCTGCTCTTGGCGCTTTACCTCGATCGACAGACCGAAGGTGTTGGAGAGGTCGTTCCCGCCCACCGCGCTCTGGTTCTGGTTCCGCTGCACCATCTTCAGCGCGGCATCAACCTTCTCCGGCGGGAACTCCATCTCGCGCATGACGTCCTGGATGATGGGCGTCAGCATCTTGATGACCTGCCGCTCCCCCTCCGCTCCCTTCTGCCTGACGTCGATTCCCACTCTTCTTCCCTTTCGCTTTCAGACGCCGGCGCATATGGCGGTTCGTCGGTTCAAGATCGTCATGCTCTGTGTGCGGTAGCAACGACCGGCGACGAACTTCGAGGAATACCTCTCTATCGCGATCGGTTGCCACGGCGCTTCCAGAACTGGCTGTTCCACATACGGCGAATCACGTAGCCGCGCAATACCGAAACCCCCGTCATCCAGAAGACGACAATACTGGTCTCCTTAGTCCCCATCGGGAAGTTATACGCCCACATGATGATCCGCATACAGACAAGCGCGATGCAGTAGCCTACGGCGGTGTTTGCGACTGCCTCAATTGCGCTGCCCCACTTGCTCTGCCTCATCTGTCGGAGCTCGAACCGGATGTGCGTGATCAGCACGTCCATCTGAGTGCGGAACGGCACGTGGCAGATGTCGCACTCGTCGGGCGCGTTCATCTTGTAGGGTAGGGCCCGGGGATTCCCCGAGCCACAATGTTGACAGGTGAGGATGCACTCACTCACTGAGTATGTCCTCCCCGGAGACGACCCAGCCTTCATTGACCACAGCCTTCGAATCGGCGTCAGCGGTCTGCTTGGCACGGTGTGACTTGCCATAGAAGCGGAACTGCTCGGTAGCACCCCGGATCCACGTCTTGAAGTCGCGGGCCTTAAGAACGAGTTTCGTGTTCGCTGCGAGTAGCTCGTCGACACGCTTGTTCGGCCCCACCCATTCGAAGATGAAGCCAACACTCTTAGCATCGGTCTGCCCGAACAGGGACACCAGCTTCCAGCCGTCGGCCAGCATAGCGTCCAGCGCGCGGGGAAGGTGCGTCGGGGACACCTCAAGGCCGCGCGCGTAGGCGTAGTTATCGCCCTTCAGGAATGTGGTGAAGCGGTGCTGCCCCACCTCCTGGCCGTGCGCGAGGTCGTCGGGCGCAGTGTCGATCTGCATCCGCTCACCCTCGGTGAGTTCCTTGTCCATCAGTTATTCTCCTCGAGAGTGTGGTGCAGCTTGGTGAGCTCAGCCCGCAGGATATGCAGGCAGTCGCGGTCACCGTGCCGGTTCCAGTTGATCAGATTGATTGCGACCGCCTGAACGTGGTCATCCCGATGACGATACCGCTCATAGAACCACGCGTCAGTCGGGAGCACCAGCGCGGTCGGCGGGCGCCACCCTGCCCAAGCCAACTCGATCTCGCGGTCGAGATACCAGATGGACTTGCCGAGCTCGATGGTGGCAGCGTCCTTCTTACCGAGGCGCCAGTTATACTTGAGCACCTGATAGCTATTGCCGGTCAGGCGCTCGCCGATCTCCGCGCACTCCGTCCCCGCATAGTGCTTCGGGTTGATTGGATCGTCAGCCACTGGTCGCGAGCCTCCGCAAATGGGTTTCGAACTTGTCAGCTTCCGGACCCTCAAGTTCGAACAGCTGACGATGGCTTTTGGCGTCACGGTTGTAACCCGTGTCCCGCTTGAGGAGGACCTCAAGACGACCCGACGGCAAGCGCCGGGTCTCTACGGTGCAGGACACGTTCACAGCGGACGGTCGAAGTCAAGCTCCATCTGACCGGGATCGATCACGAGGAGTGTGTCGTGCTTGGCAATGAAGACGGATGCCTTTACGCGGCGTGACACTTCGTTGAACTTCTTGCGGGTCGCCTCGCCCAGGTCGACACCGCGCTGCATTGCGTAGATGTCAAGATAGGTAACGATGTCGGCGAACTCGCGCGCGACCTCGGTCTGCACTTCGCGGGCAACCTCGGGGTTGTCCATGTCGAAGTCACCGCGCTTGATCTTCTTCTCGAGGTTGGCAAGCTCACCCAGCTCCCCGAGCACCGCCTGACCCCATTCGGCAGGCGACCAGTCGGACCCGTCGGGCAGCGCGTGCGCGGTGCGCCCCTGAGCATCTTTGAACTGCGGGAGACGCCGCTTGTTCGCCTCCCTGAGCGTCCTGAAGCTGAGACCGTTATCCTCGTCCATAATAAATTGCTCCTGCTACGATGATGAAAGTGATAAGCGCCATGCCTATCACGATTAAGCACCCCAAGCCCGGATCGCCGGCGATGCCGGTGCCGTTGCATGAGGTGCAGAACCGTTCTTTGCTCCAGGGTCCGTCCTTCACGAAACCCCCTTTGCAGTGCTTGCACGGGATCGTCGGGATGTGCGGGAAACCCCTGAACATGATTCGTTCTCCTAGAACAGCTTGCTGAAACCCCATCCAACGATGGTGCCGACCGTGAAAGACCAGACACCAAGATGGATGAACGCCTGAGGGAACTCGCGAACCCCGTGATAGACCTGACGGTGCAGTTCGCTTCCGGTGCCCATGAAAGCGTGGAACTTCTGTTTCCAGTTCCCCTTCCAATTGGCGGACCCGAACTGCACAACCGCGATCGCGCGCAGGCTGTTAAAGTGGACGAAGCTGGGCGCAGCGTTACCCTTGAAGCGAACGGCCAAGCGGCCGCTGGCATCCACCTTCTCCACAACCCCGCGCTTGCCTCGAAGGTCTTCACGGTCACCCTGATACTCGACTTCGTCCCCAACGAAGTAGGGGCAACTCATCGATGGAACCATTGCTTCGGGGACGGCGCGTAATTGCCGTAGGCGCTGCCGAACCCTGCACCGCTGGCGTCGGGCAGCTGAGCATGGAACGGCTCACGCTGCTCAGGCACCATACGCGGGGGCTCGCTGTCGCGCTTTCCCTCGAGGTAGCCGCGCAGCTTGGCATAGTTCATCTCGGACGTCATCAGGCGCGAGCGCAAATCGTTCGCTTCCCCGATCGCCATCTCCGCATACGCCTTCGCATCGCGGTCCGCCTGCTTGAGTGCAGCTTCAGCACGCTCGGCCCGCCGTTCCAGTTCATTCTCGCGCAGTTCGTGCGCGGTAACAAGCTGGCCCAGCTTCTCGTTCGTGTCCTGGAGTGCTTCGATCTGCGCAATGAGCGGACCGCGGACGATAGCGATGTGTTCCTCGTTACCCTTTTCCACTGTCCGCTTCGTGCGGGGTTTCGGATTGGTTGCCACTCTCGAATGCCTTTCTATGGTCTCTGAGTTGCGCCACCGACCGGAAATGATACCCGCACCCTGGACACGCCAGAGGGAAGGCTATCGACGGCTCCAATCGGTGGCGCCCCTTGTTAGGCGCTTTGCAGCGCAACACTTGCTTAGCGGCCGTGGGCGCCGTATCGCAAGTGAATTCGTTACTCGAAGCGCCCATGCTCCTCGACAACCTTGTGCAGCGCCTTCTCGAAGTCGTCCCAATGAGGATCGGCGCCGAGCCAGTGCATGATGATATCGCAAAGCGTTTGCGCATCGAGCGACTGCGCCACAATCTCGATCATTGTTGGAGGCGCTTCGCCTAGCTTTCCGAACGACCCCTTCATTGCGAACTTGATGGCGTTCTGGCGGTGCCGCGAAGTGCGCTTCCGCTCGAACCATTCCACCTGAGTGAGTTCAGTGACCACAATGTCGACCGTCTGCTCCGGGTCGATCCAGCGGTGCAGGCCACCATATGTGGAGGACGGAGCGGGCGTCACCATGGGCGAGGATCGCTCGTGGTCTTCCTTGAGGACCTTCATCCACCCCTCGTTGCTGAACACAACACCGATGGGCTTCTTATCAGCTTCGACCAGATCGCTGCGCTGGCGGAAGTATTCGTCGAACAGTGTGGTCATAGTATAGGCTCCCCGAGGTCCTCGTGTTCGATGTAATTGAGTTGTTCCATCCGCGCTTCGCCGAGGACGCAAAGCTGGAAGACGGGGTGCCCGTCCCCGTGGATGCCCAGACGGATACCGCCACCCGCTACGATGGCAGCGATGTCGGCTTCAGTCGGCTTGTAGACCGAGTAGAGGATGTTATAGCCGAGGTGCTCGTCGAAGTGACGGAGAACGTGGATGGTGCCACAGTTCCCGTCAAGCTCGTTGATCCAGTCCTTGGGCTTGCCAACGGGTTCGGTCCCGTCAAACTGAAGGATTTTCACCGCTGGTCCTTTCCATGAAGCATTGCAGAGGGGTCCATTCAGCAGGATAGCGACGGGGCTGCTGCCCGTTGTATTGGGGCGCGTCTGCGAACTCTCCGGTCCGGTTGCCGTGCTTGTCCCGAACAATGAACTTGCCCTTGTTCGGGAAGTCAGGCACCGCCATTAGTCCAACCTCGAAATGACTTCGGCGCGGATGTTGGCCTCGGTGAGGACCGCGCGGAAGGCGTTGGCGGCCGCTTCGTGAATGCGAATCGACTGACGCGCATCGTCGCCAGGCTTATACCACTGCCACCCGGTCGGATAACCCTTGGTCCCGTGCTCGAGCGAAGCGTTGCTTTCGGCAATCCGCTTCTCGGATCCCTCGAGGCGCGCACCAGCCTGGCGGATCATCTTCCGGCAGTAGTTGGCGAGCGGTTCCCGTCCGTCGATAACGACCTTGGCATTGCCACAGTCGAACTCGTTGACGTTCTCCGTGACACCCTTCGCAGCTTCCTTGGCAGCGGCGTGGGCGCGGGTGAGCAGGGCAGCGAAATCCATCTTAGTCTCCTTTGCTTGTGCGACCAGTATATAGCAAGGCGTTGGCCGCACAAGCGAAAAGTCACGCCGACCTATGCAAGCGCCACCATAAGGGTCTTCGCCATATCCTCGCGATACATGCGGAGCTCTTCCATGGCGCGAGCGCCGCAGTGCGTCACGAAGTCTGATCCTGCCAACCCCTCGAGCACCTTGTCGATCGCATCGAGATAGGACTGCTCGTCCGCTTCCTCGTCAGGCACCGCTTCATTCGGATTTAAGAAGTGCCGGTTCTGTGTGGTCTCATCATACCACCAGAAGAAACGGGCCTTACCATGCTCGGGCCGACGCTCGTGTCGCTCGATCTTGCGCATGTGGATATGAGGATCGCGAAGGTAGAGTTCCTTTAGCACCAGCGCCCGGCTTCCACCGATTGGATCGTAACGCAGACGCTTCGTGATCTCGGGCTGAGTCGTCATCTCTGTGGGACTCGTCTCCGCAACCAGAACGGCGCGGATTTCATCGTGCATTGTCAACTTGGCCATATCGAACTCCTTGTGTTGCAGGCTAAATGGTAAAAGCCAACTAGCCTGTAACGCAAGGAAATTCGCACATCAAACCTGTCATAGCACGCCGTAGCTTTATGTAGCTTGCATTTCCCTGAGCTTCTCTAGCATCATCGTTGCCATTTCGTCCGGCATGAACTGGAGGGACTCACCGACCATGATACGAGCAGCATCCGCGGGCACCGACTTCAACCCGCCGAGCGATTCGGACTCGCCATGGACCTCAGCTCCCAGCCCCAACGAGATGAACCCCGCGCTGACCACACGGGCGCCCGTCGTGTTGTGGAAGCGGCCGAGCATCATCCGCATCAGCTCAGCCATCACCGCGTGCGTGCAGGCCTCCGGGAAGATGAAAGGCATCTTAGCGCCGTCAGGCGTCTCGAGCATGATATACTTCATTGCGTGTAGGCCTCCCATTGCTCAACGACCCGCTGAGGCTCTTGTTTGATGGAGCAGCGGTAAAGCGACCCATCTAGCTTCATGCGCGGGGTGACGGTCCGCCCGTGAGTGTTATAGAAGACGAAGTATTGCACCCCGTCCCGACACGCGAGCGTCCCCTTGTCCAGAACATCCTGACTGATGTCGCGCTCTACCTTGCGCTCCCAGGCACCGCCGTCGTCCCTGCCACCACTGCACCCGCTAAGGCCAACGATCAGCCCCACAGCGACGGCGCAGGCCAGCACAACCCCGAGCGGGGGTGCCGCCAGTGCGCTGGTGAGCCGCGAGTGGCCGTAGCTGCGATATTTCCGATAACGATTCATCCGAACATGCTCCCAGTGACAAGGCCTATCGCCAAGCCTACACCGAAGTCGCTGGCCGGAGGCGGGTTATAGTGATGCGTGACCGAATTGGGCACGGGTCCGGAACGAACAGGTTCCCGCTCGATTAGCGACGCGACGTTGTCGCAGAGGTATTCACCCCATGCCATGAGCCACTCGTCTGAGCAGCCAGCACCCTTCATGATGTGCCAAAGGCGCTCCCGCTGGGGCTCAGTCAGCTTCGCCATTGAACGTCTCCAAATAGCGGTCGCGCCTGAGCCCGACGACCTCAGCGAGGATGCCCCACAGAAGCATCCGATCGACATTCCCCGTGACCGCTCCGTAGAGCGTCCCAGCGAAGCAGGCCAGAAGCAAGGTGCCCGAAATGGGCGCCTTGATCCAGCCCTTCCCTTTACCGAACAGGGTCACTTGATCTCCTTCCGGACTTCGCGGTCGACCTGGGCGTCCAGACCGACGCTGTTACCGGCACGCGAGCCGGCGTGATATGCATCGGCGTTGACGCCCGAGGGCGCTTCGCGGCGGTTGGCGTTGCGCCGATAGTAGGCGTTCCAGTAGCGATCGGACGCGCGCTGCTCCTTCTCGATCTCCCTCTGCTTCTGCAGCGGGGTGAGCTTCGCCCAGCGGACGTTCTGGTTATAGGCGTCCATGTGATAGTTGAGCTCGCGGCGGAACTCCTGATCGAAGATACCCTCGAGCTCGTCGTCCACCGTCCAGGAGCGGTTGGCGACCAGCGCCTCGAACCCTGCACGAGCAGCCTGCAACAGGACGTCGCGGTCGCCGACCGTGCTGTTCAGCGGACGCATGGCACCCTCGATTGCGGACACAACCTCAGCGCGCTTCGTTGCCATCAGGCGCTTGTGCTTGGTGAACCCCTCGGGCTTGCCAAGGCGCAGATCCTCGTTGCTGTCACGCTCGTCCTGGGCGTAGTCTGTCATGACCACAGCAAGCGCCGTGCTGGTCGAGGACGGGTGACGCGCGGCAGCGTTCGCTTCGCGTGCCTGACGTGCCTGCTCAGCGAGCTGCTCTCGGTGGCGGTCCCGCAGGCGCTCACCGATGCGCGCTGCGCACCCTTCCTTGAAGGAGTTGGCAGCGATACCGAACGCCTGCGACGCATCCCCGCCGACGTAGTCCAGCCCCAGCCGATCGATGGTCTGGAACAGATACTCGAACAGGGTCTTGCACGCGACCACATTGGCCTCGCGACCGATCAGGGTGTATCCGGTCGCCTTCTTGTAGGTGCCCCGATAGTTATAGTTGACTTCCTGGAAGACGAAGTTGACCTCCGCGCAGGCGACCATCAGTTCCCGCTGGAACGCGAACTTGGCGTTACCCTCGTCGACGGACTTCTTGCGACCCGCACCGTCCACCGATGCACCCTCGACCATTGCCATGGAGATGTTATGCTCCATCATGATCTTCTGGGCCATCTCAGCGGCGTTGTTCGCTTCACCCTCGTTGGCCGAACCGTGATTCGCAAGGTGTAGCATCTTCTTGATGCGTGCGATAACCTTGGGGTCGATATTCTGGTCTTCCATGTCGTTTGCTCCTTTGCTGCACCCCTTATGGGCGAACGCCATGACGGGTGCAAGCAGAAAGTCGCGTCGACCTAGCGAAAGCGCGCGTTATATATGTCGTAGGCCTCCTGGAGGAAGAAGTTCGTAAGCTGCGCCTGCTCGAGCTGGTCCGCCTGCATGGTGAGCTTCAGGATTTCCATCCGCTGATAGCCGTCGATCTCAGCGAACCCCTTGTCGAACACCATCTGGCAGACGTGCTCGAGGCGCTCGGGAGCGACAGGCATCGCTCGAGTGTGGTCAACGCTCATTCATTTCCTCCTCGGTGAGTGTGCGGAAGACCTTGAGGCCGTCCTCGCCGACGCCACAGGCGATCAGCTCTTGTGTCTGGCCGTTCCCCTTGAACAGCAAGTGATTCCCGCTGGGCCGGTCCAGCACGACGAACACGTTCTGATCGAACATGCTACGCCCTTGCGCCAGCCACAGAAGCATATCGCGCAGCGGCCCTTGCTTCATCCAGCGGTTCTCGTGCTTGAGGTGGACCGTGATGGTGCCGACCTCGTTGACATCCACGACCGCGCCAACCCTGTCTGGGCGCCACTCCTTGAGCATTCGGTCTTCGAACAGCTCCATGGCAAGCCAAAGGCACATGAACACCGAACAGGACTCAGGCTTCGTGTCGTATATCTTGCACCCGGCGGAGCACTGATGACCACACCGCGTCCGCTCGGGCTTGTGTATCGGTCCGACCGGCTCCATGTCGACCCGCATGATGGTGCAGCACGCCTGACACGTCCCGCACCCGCGTCCCTTCGCTTTCAGGCGGCGGTGCAGCTCGTCAACCTTGGCACGCTTTACATCGTCGGGCGCGTCCAGGGCAATCAACGAATCCATCTCACTCTCCGTAATACTGGGCTAGGACTGCGTTACAATACGCATGAGTCGACCCAAGAGTCAAGCCCGTATTGTGGTCATGGTGGAGGTGAACAGGGTGCTTCAGGAACTCAGGTCCCCAAAATCTCGGATCCAGCGGGTATTTCGCCTTGATATCGTCCGAAACGTCGTGGAGGAGTGTCTGTTTGCACCAGTAGCACGCCCCGCGCTGGAGAATGATATACTCCTCACGGACCATGCGCCGCTCGAACCACGTCAAATCGTCGTATCTCGCCGGGATCTGGAGGCGTTGCTGCTGAGCCTCGAGCTGGGCTCGGGTGTCCTTCGGAAGCTCAGCCATGGCGCCGCACCTTTTTCCGAGCAACGTGCAGATGCCCGCACTTTCCCCGATAGAAGATCATCGGATCTCCTCGATTGGTGGCACGATTCGCCGCCTTCTGGGCATCTGCCTCCGAGAAGAACACGACCTTGTCGTCGGCCCGGCAGCGCAGCCTCGTATCCGGACCGCCCCACCAGCCTTGCCGCCCCTCCGGGACGTAGCACGCCGATTTCATCCACCCATCTCCCCAAATCCAGGCCGCGTCCACGCATGTTCGCGACCATCACGGTAAGCGTTGTCGATCTGAGCCTTGAGGTGCGCCACGTAGAGCCGAATCGCCGCAACCTCGTTCCCTGCACCACAGCCTTCGAGCTCCGTCAGCGCGGCATGGTAGCGATCCGTGATCGTCGGCCGCGAGAAGTAGTCTTCTGCCTCCGCTTCCGTGAGCGGCTTAATCTGGCTCAGGTCCAGTCCGTCCATAATCGTCACTCCACATTGGTCAGGTTGACCGTGGGCCATAGCATAGCAGACGCCTGTTTCATTGCAACCGACTCCTAGGTCGCAAGTGATGTGGCTTCCAGGCACCTCCCAGCTCATCCCAGCTTCTCCGGCCAAGGCAGCATCGCCTCGCGCACCGTCACCGGCCCGAAGTCCGCGAACCCCTTGACCGCGTTCTGCTGGAGCACCCTCTCGACCGCCGCCCTCTCGCCGACATACTCGAGGATCCGCACCACCCGAACGATGTCTGGCTTCGCACCGACCTCCATGATCACCGGAGCGCCCCGACCCATCTTCCGCAGACACGTCCGGCACGTCACCTCGCCGGGCTCCGTCGTCAGCTGGATCTCAGGGTCCCGACTGTTCATCTTGCAGAGCGTGTCGCCATATCGGCGTTCCTCGCCCATCGACTTATACGTGGCACCCTTCTGGTCGTGGAACAGATGGACCTTGCGCTCATAGCGCGGAGGGAACTGACTGAGATCGTCTTCAAGCATTCCCATCGTTCTTCTCCTTGTGCTGCTCCCACAAGTCGTCAACCGACGCCCAGCGGCTCTTCATCTCGAACGCTTCGCATCCGGCGCGGAATGCCTGCTCCTCGTGCTTCGGAAGCGCCGACTTCAGCGCCTCAATCAGACCTTGGGTGCAGGGTTCACACTCAGTTGCCGACGTCGGATTCTTCGGTTTGAAGATCGCATCGTGCGCCGGTCCAGCACAAGTGCAACCCTTCTCCCATTCAGCGATCATTTCAAGCGGTGTCATCGGTCGGGACTCTTTTCCTGTTTGACCACAATATCTAGGCGGTTTCCTTCGCCAGCTTGTCCAGGTCACGGAGGACCACATCACTGACGACCGCCTTGCCACCCTGCGGATAGACGATGTGGTTGGAGACGCTGAGGTCACGCATGAGCGAACGGATCAGCAGAGCGGCTTGTGCGGCAGTATTCATCGACATATGCTCCTAAGCGGATGTTGCTAACGGTATAGGGCAGGCCGGGGTGCGTTACAAGCGGAAAGTCTAGATACAGGTAGGAGGTGGAAGAATCAGATGTAAACCGAAAAATAGGGCCGAGTCAAAATTGCTGGGATGCGACCGGCGACGTCCGAAGATTGACCCCTACCCCGACCGGCTCGATGATGATGAACGACTCGTTAACCATGTCGCTCTCATCTATGTGCTGCGCATGGTTAACACATCTTAATCAAATATATTATTATCATAGTCATAACAATGCACCCCCTACGCTAGGCAGGGGGTGCATATAGTCGGGGTGTGCTAGGGGGTGTTACCCCTTAGCGATACCGTTGAACTTGCGCCACTGGTAGTATTCGATCGACGCATTGTTGGGATTCCAACCCTCGTCGGCCGCAAGCTCCTTCACGGTCTTGCTGGTGGGCAGTTCGCCGGTCTCAGCCCTGTAGCTGTCCAGTGCGTCCCAGATCGCGCGACACTTACCCCCTACGCTGGGGCGCTTCACCCCATTCTGTTCGGGTCGGTCCTTTTCGATCTTGAGACCGTTACCGGTCGGGGTGCTGGTGGGCGCGACGTATGCACCGCGATCCGCACCCCATTCATGCCCGCAACCCATGCAGCTATTCTCAATCTGCTGCTGTCCCGCCTCCCACAGGGTAACGCCACCCATGTTAGCAGCCTCGTCGTCGGGGGTGAGGTGCCCGTTGCTGAGGTGGATACCGCAGCCGGGGCACATCTGCTGGCCGACAGACTGCGCGTTGTGCAGCTCGGTGAGGGTAGCGAGGTTCGCTTTGCGGGGGATCGCAACACCGTTCTCGGTGAGGTTGGCGATGAACTGAGCTTTCGTAAATTCAACCATGATGTAGTCCTTTGCTAGTGCGCTTCGCTTTATTGCGTTGCTGCAATTGTGGTTTCCGATATTTTGCGAGCAGATGCAAACAAAAAATGCATCGGTTCGCATTTTAGTGGTTAACGGTTACTGACCATTTCGCTCCGTCGATTTCGACCTCGAAGCCAGCAGGGTTGCGGGTGCGTGCATCGTCGAGAAACTGCACCGCGTCGGCGTAGCTACAGGTCAATGGTGGCGAATCGACTTGGTCGAAGCTGAAGGTGTATTCGACGCCGAACTTGGTTAGCTGGTCGTTAATCTCATCGGCGCTAAGGTCGTCCCAACAGGTGTCGTCGATATACAAGCGGTCGCAGCGCGGCAACAGCTCAGCGAACTGCTCGGGGGTGAGCTGCTCGAGGTAGAACTGCTCGTCGAACTTGATTGCGTCGAATATAGCACCGCGCAGTTCGGGGGTCTCGGTGTCGATGGTAAGCACGAGCAGCGGCTTCGCGCTAAGGTATTCGAGCTGAACTTTGAGTTCGGTTGCGTCCATTAGTCTTCTCCCGGCCGGTTAACAAAGCGTTGCGGTGCAACGCGGGGTGCGTGCTCGACCGTGCGAAGCGATGCGAGGCGGTTGCGGTATGCTGCACGGGTGCGCAGCTTCGAGCTGATGTAGCGGTAAGCGATCACCTGAGCGGCGAACACTGCTACCCCGATGACCACAGTGATCACCGGCGCACCGTGCGTCGATCGAGCGCGCGAATTGCGGTTACGCGGATGCGCTGCAAACGCTGCATCTCGCGGTAGGCTGCGATGTGCTGAAAATGGTATCCATCGAAGTAGCTAAGTTCGGCTTCCATTTTGTTACCTCCTTTGTTGCTGCACCCCTTCTACGACCGAGATGCTAACAAATCAATAACAAAACGCATCGATGCACATTTATTTGCGATGCGCTTTAGCTGCGCGCGCAAGCGTGCGCGTAGCAAGAATCATACCAGTTTTCGGACTAACAGATATGATTAACAACATCGCCGGCGGGTTAACCATATCCATTAACCTTAACAACATCGGCAGACCCATTAACCATGTCTGTTACCGTTAACGCCCATCGAGTAGATGTTAACCTTAACGCATGATGTGTTGCATACATCCGACAGTTGTGCTAAAATGGTGCATGGAGGAAGAGATGGTTAACATCGTCCTCGCGCTTTCGGTTAACGCGGCATTCATGATTAACGAGTTCGTAACCCTAACAGATATGGTTAACGAGCCGCCCCGATAAATCGACCAATTCGCCTGAAATCGGTCGAGCCTCCCGATATCCTGGATCGCCCCTCCCCTCGGCTTGTCGGACCCAAAGGATCGGCGCCGATACCGAAGCACCGACGCCGACTAGGTGGCAAAGGACACGCTGTCCCAATGACCACACCAGCAACGCGCACTGATGCAGTCTTGCGGGCCTTAGGAGGCAGCCCGAGATGTAGTGCGACCCACATCTAAGTCTTGGCTGATCACACCTCGACTTACGTCCGAAGACGCTCCCGATGGGCCTACTGACATTGCCGAAGCACGTTCTCGACCCATCGGTTGCAGATATCAGGTTTTTACGACCAATATCCAGTTAAATTAGTTCAACATTTGCGCACGGTATATTATCTGGCCTGGACCCCCACCGTGAGGGCAGTCTCCAACACGACCTAACACTATGCCGCCCTTGCCAGACGGTGCGTCCAGCGCCCCTGCAGAAGCAAACTGGAAGACCTATTAGGTAACGCCGAAGCATTGCACCCCTTCTAGCAAGCGAATAACTCCATCGCAAGTGGAAAGTAACATCGATGTTTTGTCGCCACCCGAGCGTTACACCATTTTAATTCGGGTGAACTCCCGATGGAATCCATGGTAGGGGCGACATCTGAAGCATCTAATAAACATGCTCCAGCTATGGCCCAACACTCGAGAAAGCACTATAGGGGATATTAACAAATTAACACATTATTTTAAGATCATACTGGATTACATTACAGACTATTTTTGCAAAAAAGCGGCAGCCGCATGTAAAGGTAATAAGGGGTTATAGCGGGTTGTGTTTCTGCATTGTAATGCTCTCCTTGTAATCTTCACTACATTACACTCTTCTTCATTACATTCATCCATTACAGGCCCAAGCGTAATCCCTGCACTTTCCGCTTGCTTTACGCGCAACGCCCGTGCATAGCATTGCATCCACATACGCATAGGCAACATCGATGTATAATATCGCAATCCCTGCAAGCGTGACATGGCTCCAGACAGCTGACCCGGAAGACGTGCGCTTCGAACACTTTATTCAAGTCTGTAGGGACTACATCGAATATCAGCGCGTATGTGGTGTTCCAGAGGAACGCTTTCAGATACCTGAGCAGTTCGTGCAGGAAGGTGATCTGCAGAGCTTCATGAATGTGGTTAGCTGGTGGCCCAAGGACGCTCCGCGCGGATACCATGCGCCTACCCTATCAGGTCTCATGCAAAGCGTCATAATGGTGGACGCATCCCGGCCCAGCACATTCCTATCCACGCTGGAGAACGCTAAGGCGCGCATTGAGCCGTGGCTCAAGCTGCACAAGCATAGCCTGGACAATCCGAATGAGACGCCTGAGGATAAGAAGAAGCGCCTCAACCGTGAGGGCGTAGCGCGCTTCCGTGCCAAGAACCGTGTGGAGCCAGTGGACGATCCCGATCTTGCTGCCCTCATCAAGGAGGCCAAACTACAGGCATCCTACGTCACCGAAGGGCGCAAATGGCTCCGCGGTGTGGAGCGCAGCGCAAAGCTGGCCTACGACGCTGCTGTGGGCGCTGCCAAGGTGGCCCGCGCTGCAACCGTCAGCAACGCAGAGCACGAGCTTACAATGCAAATCACCCGAGCTGATGCTGCTCAAGCATTGGTCGACGACTACCTCAACAAATAGAGCTTGTTGACACTGCGCTCGCTGCGCTACAGTCGCTTACCGAATGCAATATCGTGCCTGGGGATTGTCCGTGTCTGCGCAAATTGAATTTGATAAGAAATACATCACGACTACGGAAGTCTGCCTGCTGCTAAAGGTGCATCGGACGACCGTGCTGTTGGCCCTGCGCACGGGGCGCTTGCCCGAAGCTGTTACTATCCGACGACCGAACGGCGAACCGCAGATCATGCTGTGGGAGCGGGACGCCATTGCTCCGTATCTTGCGGAGTGGTCCAAAGCGCGTGCAGAACGTGCAAGCGCGTGAGGCCCGTCTCCAATTGGCAGCGCCTGCCTGAAGCACTGCGCGAGCGTCCACAATGGGCTGTCGCTGGTGCAAGCAAAGCGCCCATGGCCCTGATCAATAGCAAGGTGCGGAACATATCCGTCACAGCGCCCAGCGAATGGATGTCCTTCGAAGACGCGGTTGCGCTTGCTGAGCTGAATGCGAATACGGTGACCACATGGACTAATCCGCAGGGCGTCGTTGTCACGCAGACGGGTTACACTGTGGGCTATATCCTCAACGCAGGCGACCCGTTCAGCTGTATCGATCTGGACGTTAAGGACGCGCTCACCCATCCGCACGAGCCCGACAAGTGGACCACTGTTGCGCAGTTCGACGTCTACCAAGCTATCATGCGGGAGATGAACAGCTACACAGAGCGTTCCAAATCCGGTAAAGGCATCCACATTTGGATCCGCGGTAAGATCGGCAAGGGCTACCGGCGCGACGGTGTGGAGGTGTATTCGCAGGAACGCTTTATCATCTGCACGGGCGATGTCTGGATCACGAACGGCATTGAGAACCGGGAACACATCCTGTTGAACATGGTGACGCGGATGCGCCCCATGCAGAAGGTTGTGGAGCTGGTGGAGCTGCCTGAGCAGTTCGACGACTGGTATCTGATGCAGGTCGCGACCAGTGCGTCCAACGCGGACAAGTTCAATAAGCTGTTCAAGGGGTTGTGGCGGGAGGACGAGTTCGCGTTCCCCTCACAGTCCGAAGCTGACTTGGCGCTTATGTCCATGTTCACCTTCTACTCCGATTGCAATGCGCAGTGCAGGCGCTTGTTCCGTGAGTCGGGATTGGGCAAGCGTGAGAAGTCCGTCAAGGATGACAAATACCTCAACTTCACGCTAAAGACCATCCGTGACCGCCAGGAGCGGGAGCAAAGCGTGGAGATGTCCGCTATCCTCCAAGCTGCAGACAACCTTCTGGAACAGCAACGCTTGGCTCGCGAGGAAATAGCGGCCATGCAAGGGGGTGTGCCAGCGGCACCAGCGGTTGACAGCGCGTTCGGCACTGCACCCCCGCGCACGGTGAGCCCCCTACAGGTGCCCGGCACAGGCGAGCCTGTCGCTACCCCTGCACCGGCTGAGGCCCAGCTTGCGCAGTTGGCGCCAGTGACGCCTGCTGCGGTGCGTGCTGCTGAGCAGGGCATAACATGGCCGCCGGGGTTCGTCGGCAGCCTAGCGCAATACATCTTCAACAGTTCGTTCCTACCTATTAAGGAAGTGTCTATCACTGCGGCGCTTGGTCTTATGGCAGGCATCGTTGGGAAGGCATGGCACATCCCCAAGAGCGGGCTGAACCTGTATATCGTTCTTGTTGCGCGCTCCGCCATTGGCAAGGAAGCACTGCACGACGGGATTTCCAGTGTGGTCAATGCGTGTTTGCAGAAGTCACCCATCTTTGGGAACTTCGTTGACTTCACAGAGTATGCGTCTGGACCAGCACTTATCAAAGCGTGCTCGCAGAACACATCGTTCGTTAACGTGTCCGGTGAATGGGGGCGCCGCATGAAGCGCATCGCCAACGAGGACGACCGTGAAGGCCCGATGACAACGCTGCGAACACAGATGACGAACCTGTATCAGAAATCAAGCCCGAAGTCCATTGTAGGCGGTATTGGATACAGCTCAACGGAGAACAACATCGAGGCACTGCAAGCTGTCGCCTATTCGCTGGTGGGCGAAAGCACCCCGCAGACATTCTATGACAGCTTGACCGAATCCATGATGGAAGATGGTTTCCTGTCGCGCTTCCTTGTCATCCAGTATGAAGGGGACCGCCCTGCGGAGAACGCTAACATAATCGAGTTCCCCGACGACGCGCTTACGATGTATCTGTGCGCCATTGCAGGGCAAGCGGATGTCAACATTGCGAAGGGCGAGTCCCAAGCGGTGCAGCGCACGGAGGAGGCAGCGCGCTTCCTAGCTGAGTTCAGCACGCGCTCAGCGAACAACATCCGCAGCACCACAGACGAATCACGGCGCCAGATGTGGAACCGTGCAACGCTGAAGGCGCTTCGCGTTGCGGGTGTGCTGGCAGTTGGCGACAACTTCACTAATCCTATCATAAAGCTGGAACATGCGCAATGGGCGGTCAACCTTGTGCTATCCGATATCGCTATCATGCAGAAGCGTCTGGAGGGTGGTGACGTCGGGCTTAACGATAGCAGCCGCGAGCGCAAGCTGGTAGAGATTATCAAGCAATACCAGACCAAGCCTGTCGCAGCATCTTACAAGATACCGGACGCAATGCGAGAAGGTGGTATCGTTCCACGGAACTACCTCCAGACCCGTGTATCGCGCGTGTCCAGCTTCTACAAGCACAAGTTCGGCACTAGCAAGGCGCTGGACGAATCGCTGCACCAGATGATCGCCAACGGCTTCATAATGGAAGTCAAGGGTGATAAGCTGGTGGAGATGTTCAGCCACCACGGACGCGCGTTCCGAATCCTGAAGCTGCCCGATTACTCTGAACTTGGAAGCGACAACTAACTGTTGCGATGGCGCTAGGGTGCGCGCTATGCTTTGCACCTCGTTCAACGGAGTTAACATGATGACCACAGTATCGATCACGCATCCGCAGCTTGTCGCCGCACTGGTGAAGCCTCCGCAGGCTATCATCGACACCCTTTCCGTCTTCACCGTCGATCTGTGGCACGGCGCCACGGGTGTGTCCGGCGAAGCGGGTGAGCTGCTCGAAGCCCTTATGTTCCCGCCTGAAGGCGGTATCGACCGCGTCAATCTGCGTGAGGAGCTGGGCGACCTGTTCTTCTACGTCGAGCAGATCGTGCAGCGCAGCGGCGTGCATATCAAATGGGACGCGGCGGACGAAATCGCGCGCAATGCCACCATCAGTCCGGACCAGATCCTGCCCGTCGGCGCTGCGATCGCAATCCACGCTTCGCAGGTCCTCGACACCGTCAAGAAGGCGGCGATCTACAACAAGGAGCTGGACCTGGAGCTGCTGACGAACCAGATCAGTGCGCTGGCAGCGTCCATGCTCACGCTCTGCTATATGTTCGGCCTGCAACGCCAGGAGTGCCTCAACAGCAACATCTTGAAGCTGTCCAAGCGTTACGCGGCGCTCAGCTACAGCGATCAGGCAGCGCAGGACCGCGCTGACAAGGCGCAGCCCGAAGAGGGTGTCATTCCGGCGCGCAAACCCTTCAAGGGCGAAGAGGACACGCGCGCCCACACGCCGGGCGTCACCGAAGCGCATGTTCCCAACGCGGAGACGCAGGCTGCAATCCAGGAAGTGCGCGACGGGGATCTGCCCCGCCATGGCACGGTGGAGAACCTCATGCGCGACCTCAACGGCGAAGACCTGCAAGACTAAACAATTCGCTTGCGTCGGCCCGACCTATGCCCCATATAGGTCGGGTCACAGCAAAGGAGCAATGCAATGGCAGAGTTAGAGGAAGCCCAGGCAGTAACCCCCGCCGAGTTGGCGAAGTGGTTCCTGCTCAAGAAGCAACTGGCAGAGGTCAAGACCGCTGAGATCCTGTTGCGCACGCGCATCTTCAAGTTCTTCTTCCCTACCCCGGAAGAGGGCACGAACACCCATCCGCTCAAGGACGGCACGGGTGCAGAGCTGAAGGCTGTCCACAGCATCGACCGCAAGGTGGATGAGGGTGAGCTGGAAGCACTCAAGGCGGCGCTCGAAGCTGCCAAGGGTAACGAGAAGGACAACCTCCACGGACTGGAGATTCCCTTCGACGACCTGATCGTATGGAAGCCAGAGTTGAAGGTGGCAGCCTACCGCAAGCTCACGGAAGCCCAGCGCGAGGTCTTCGAGCGTGTGCTGGTCGTCAAGCCCGGTTCGCCGCAGGTGGACATCAAGATCCCCAAGCGCGGGAGCTAATGCGCGTCACCATAATTGCGGACGCTTCGCACTGCACTGAGACCAAGGCCGCTGGCTATGGGTTCTGGGCCGTGTCGGAGCGGGCGCGCCACGGGGGCGGTGGATCGTTCCAGCACCCCGTGGACACTAGCAGCGCAGCCGAACTCCTAGCACTGGTGAACGGTCTGTTCTTTGGCAAGATGAGAGGAGTGCTTGACGCGGGCGACCATGTGTTGCTCCAGACCGACTGCCAGCGCGCCATTGACGTGCTGAGCAGCAATATCAAGGTTGGCCTGACAAGGGATGAGCGGGCAGGCAAAAAGCGTTTCTATGAGTTGACGCGCGAATATGCTTGCACGGTGTCGTTCCGCCATGTAAAAGGTCATACGAACAAGACGGAAGCACGTTACGTCACAAACAACCTCTGTGATAAACGCGCTAAGGAAGGAATGAGGTTGGCCCGCCGCAGGCTTCGCGGAGATATGGAGGCATACAAATGAAACAGCGTCATATGTTCTCGCTGCTGGACCAGACGTTCACGACGGTCCACGTCAACATCCAGGGCGACAAGGCAATCGTCCCGGAGAAACCCCGCCACGTGAAGCGGTTCGAACAGGGCGACCTGGATCCGGACGCGCTGCGCGGTGCCCGCTGGTCCCCGCCCGAGGGTCAGCTGCGGACCTATACCTATAAGGTTCCGAAGGCCTGGGGCATCAAGGAAGGCGACATGCTGGTCGTGCCTGCGCGGGATATGCTCGCGTTCGCCAATGTGGTCAAGGTGGACGAATTCCCCGTGATCGACGTGGACGCGGACTTCACCTATCAGTGGGCGGTCCAGCGCATCGACTTCGAATACCACAACGAGCTGGTCGAGAACGAGCGCAAGTTCGGCGAGACCATCCAGGAGGTCGAGCGCGTCAAACAGCGCGAGTCGCTCGTCAATAGCTTCCGCGATTCGCTGCCCGAGGGCAGTGCAGCGCGTGCCCTGTTCGAAGCGACGACCATCTCCCTGGCTCCCCCGGTCCCGCCCCAGGCGCCGCCGGCCGCTCCCAAGGTGGACGAAGCATGAAGAACCATTCGGTCGCCTTCACCCATGCGACGCTCGATGGGGACAAGCTGATCGCCGACATTGCCCGGGTGAGTAACCCGGGCAATAGGGATGCGTCTGCCACCCGGCTGATCCGCTACCTAATCGATCACAATCACTGGTCACCTTTCCAAATGGCAAGCATGTGCCTGGAAGTGACCACAACCCGCGACGTCGGTCGGCAGATCCTGCGCCACCTGTCCGCAATTGGCTTCCAGGAGTTCTCCGGACGCTATGCGGAATATGCGACGCTTCTGGATACGCGCGAATGTCGCTTCCAGCATCCCACGAATCGCCAGCTGTCGCGCCTTCCGGAGACGGACGAGGAGCACGAGGTGGCGCGCCTGTGGGACGAATACATCAAGGTGAAAGCTGCCGCGGACGAAGCAGACTACAAGATGTGGCTGTCGCGCGGTGTCGCTAAGGAGGTTGCACGGACCATCCTTCCCGAGGGGCTGGTGCCCAGCACCCTCTACCTCCACTTCAGCGTTCGCACGTGGCTGCACTACATCAAGGAGCGCACCGAGATCGGCGTGCAGGCTGAGCACCGCTCCGTCGCTGAACAATGCGCCAAGCTACTGGTGCAGCACTTCCCTGACACGTCAGCAGCGTTCTTCGGCGTCACGACGCTGGCGTTCGCAGCGGACAAGAACGAGGCGGAACAAGCCTGATGAGCACCTACATCGTCGGGGACGAAATCCACTTCCGGGGCTACCGCGTTGCGATCCTGACAGCGGATGCGCCCCCGACGGTGTTAGGTGACTTCGAGGACGGTGTGAACAATGACACGCTGTTCGAGGAGCCCAAGCTAGGCATCGACAAGAACCTCACACCTGACGAATTCAAGGATCAGGTAACACACGAAGCCATCCAGGAGACTTATGACGCGGCCAAGCGTATTGCACGCGGGGGCTTGCTTAGTCTGAAAGACCTCGCTAGGGTGCTTAAAGAACAAGGGACGGATGTCAAATGAAACCGCATCTACTCGACGACTGGCAGGCTGACAAGCTGGTGTTCCCCATGATCGGGCAACCCAAGGTCGACGGGGTGCGTGCGCTCAACATGACGGGACGCCTTACCGGGCGGTCCCTGAAGCCCTTCAAGAACCGCTACCTGACCACACAACTCAGCCACAGTGCGCTCGTCGGGTTCGACGGTGAGCTGGCTGCTGAGCGGGAGACGCACCCCGACCTCTGCCGCATTACGTCGAGCGTCACAGGAACCATCCTAGGCGAACCATATGTGCTTTGGTGGCTGTTCGATTACGTTACGGTCGAAAACAAGAACGCGGGGTATGAGCATCGTATGCTCCAGCTCCAGGAGCGCGTGCGCCAGATTGCAGGGGAAGCCCCACACCTGTTCCCGCATCTGCGTATCATGCCCTCGCGCGTGCTGCACTCACTCGAGGAGCTGGAAGCGTTCGACGACGAGAACCTGATCGCGGGTTATGAAGGGACTGTTCTGTGTGGTCCGGACATGCCTCACAAGGACGGGCGCGCGGGGAAGAAGCTCTACAAGTGGCGCATCAAGCGGTTCGTTGACTTCGAGTTCCGGGTCCACACCATCATCGAGGGTGAAGAGAACCAGAACGAAGCTCAGACGAACGAACTCGGCAACACCTTCCGCAGTTCTCATCAGGAGAATAAGGTTGCAAATGGCATGGTTGGCGCTATGCTGGGCACCGTGCTGGCCGACGTCATGGACGGCGATACCCTCCTGTTCCCCAAGGGTGCAGAAGTTCGTGTCGGTGCGGGGTGTTTGACGCACGAACAGAGGAAGCACTACTTCATCAATCAGGACGAGTTCAAGTCGCTAATCCATAAGGCGAAGTTCTTCCCCAAGGGGATCAAGGACAAGCCCAGGTTCCCGACGTGGCAGTCGTTCCGCAACGCGGAGGATATGTAATGGCAATGGTGTTCACGACCGCCGAACAGGCGACAAGCGCAGGAGGCGTCAAGGTCCTCACATACGGTGAGGCCGGTGTGGGAAAGACCATGCTGCTGGCGACCGCACCCGTTCCGCTGATGATCAGCAACGAGTCCGGTGCGCTGTCGCTGCGCAAGGCGAACCTCGAACGTCTGTATGGCGTCGGGAATCCGCATATCACCTATAACATGCCCATCATCGAGATCAAGACGGTGGAAGACCTCGCGGAAGCGCACCGCTGGGTGACGGAGTCCAACGAGGCGAAGGGCTTCCACACCATCGGGATGGACAGCGCGTCAGAAATCGCTGAGGTTATCCTCAACAACGCCAAGCGGCAGGTGAAAGACCCGCGCCAGGCGTATGGTGAGCTCATCGAGAAGATGGAAACGACCATCCGCAGCTTCCGTGACATACCGAACAAGCACGTCCTCATCACCGCCAAGATGGAACCGATGAAGGACGAGATGAGCGGTGTGGTCAAGTATGCGCCGTCCATGCCTGGCGCCAAGCTGGGGCACAAGCTGCCTTACTTCTTCGACGAGGTGTTCCGCCTCGGCATCAACAAGACGCCCCAAGGGGAGTCATATCGTTTCCTACAGACTCAGCCTGATCTGCAGTATGTAGCGAAAGATCGGAGTGGCGCGCTGGCTTCGATCGAACCTCCAATCCTCAGCGCGATTTTTGCAAAAATAATGGCGGCTTGATCCGCCGCCGATGAAAGGAATAAGCATACCATGGCACAACTGAACTTCGATGCCACTCAGGTGGAACCGGATACCGGGTTCGATGTGATCCCGGCCGGCTGGTATAACGCCAAGATGGACGAGTCCGAGATCAAGCCCACGAAGGACGGCGCCGGCAGCTATCTGCAGGTCCGCTTTGCGGTGATCGACGGGCAATACGCCAATCGCAAGCTGTTCGCGCGCTTGAACATCAAGAACGCGAATGCGACCGCCCAGGAGATTGCGCTCAAGCAACTCTCCGCCATCGGTCACGCGGTCGGCGTGCTGCACATCGCGAACAGCGAGCAGCTCCACGGCATCCCGCTGAAGATCAAGGTCAAGATCCGCAAGGGCGACGACAACTACGAAGACCAGAACGAGATCATCTCGTATAAGAACATCAACGAGGCGGTCGAAACCGTGGGCGCCGGCGCTGCCGCTGCTCCGGCGGCTGGTGGTGTTCCCGCTGGCTTCGGAACTGCCGCTGCCGCTCCTGC